AAATGGCACCGGATGAGAGAATCGAACTCCCGCAGGCGGATTTGGAGGCCGCAGTACTACCATTATACTAATCCGGCAATAAATTGGTGAACCCAAGGGAATTCGAATCCCTATTGCAGCCGTGAAAGGGCTGAGTCCTAACCGTTAGACGATGGGTCCAAAGTGATAGTCGCCCCTCAACCCGCGATCTATCGTGATGCGTCCTATTCAACACATCTTACCAGCAGAATTCATGGTGCCCCAGAGAAGGCTCGAACTTCCGACCTAGTGATTACTAATCACTTGCTCTACCAACTGAGCTACCGGGGCACCGTATATAAAAAACTTTTTAGGATTTTACTCGGGAGTTTTCGCCTTCCCTTTGATCCCCTATGCCGCCCGTATGCGAGAATTTTAAAGTGCCTCGCGGAGCCTCGTTCCCCTTCACACACTATCTAAGCATTATATACTATTCACAACATAAGTCAATAGTCTATAAACAAAAAACCCCGGGTTTTTTATGCCCGGGGTAATAAGTCTTTATAAATCAACAACTTACATTCCGGTTATCCTTTTGCTCCTGTATCTTCTGCTGGAATATAGGCGCATAGGCGATTACCCATTTTACTGGTAAATCTTCTTTGCCATATATGTAAGTTAGTTAACATGACTTTATTTAGCCCTATTACTTGGCTGCTTCTACCGGTGCTGCCGCTTCTGCTGCTGGGGCCTCAACTGCTGCCTCAGTGGCTGGTGCCTCTGCTGGGGCGGCTTCGACTGCTGGAGCCTCAACTGCTGGTGCTGCTTCTGGGGCAACTACTTCTTCCTTACTACCACAACCAACTAGTGCTAAAGCGGCTACGCCGGCTACGATTACATTCTTCATTTGTTTCTCCTAGATTAAAATGAAATTGTGAGCATTACGCCCACGCATTATTTATACAAGACATAGTATACAGTAAATATTAGTATGGATTTTAATGCTTTTAGTCATGGACAAGTACACAGTAAACTTTGGCTGTGTGAAAATATTGAATCTCATATACCAAAAAATAGTAATATACTAATACTTGCTAGTTGGTATAATATAATGGGAATGATGCTAGCCATACGCAAACCTAATTATTATAAAAAAATTATAGGTATTGAGCAAAATGAAGATAGCATAAAAATAGCCAATAAAATTTGTGACGCCTGGATGATCAATAATGACCAATTAATTAAGCATGATAGAGGATCAGTACATGATTTAACCTATTGGGATTTTGATCAGTATGATGCAATAATCAACACCAGTGTAGAAGATATTAGTTCAACTCGCTGGTATCATCAAGTACCGAAAGGAAAACTACTAGCGTTACAATCAAATAATCTAACACCTGAAAAAGTAAGCAAATATAAAGATTGGGTTATATTAAATCCTAATCCAGACATGGAAACCTTCAAAGAGAAGTATCATATGGATGAGATTCTCTTCGAAGGTGAGCTTGAGTTTGATTACGGCGATCTTAAATATAGTCGCTATATGCTCATAGGCAAAAAGTAATCAAACTGGTGGTGCTATCTTACCGATAGCATTAATTACACTAGCAATTTTACCTGCATGATGTAATTCACTAGTAGTCATGCCTTCTTTCTTAAGGACATCGTAATGATTCTTGACACAAAAATGACACTTACCGATTGCGCTAGCAACTAGTGCGTATAACTCAAACTTCTTTTTGCTGACACCACCGTGATTAGCGTAAGCATTCATACGCAATCCTGCAGGTAACCCCTTTAGTTCAGGATCATTGCACATGTCTACAAATAGATACCATACATTATTCATGCCCATTAAACTTGCAGCAGTTTTTGCCGCTTCCATTTCAGCAGGAAAATTATCTAACTCCCCGCTTGTCATGATTGCATATGCTAATTCGCCGTTACCTGCTGTTAGTGCTGCTACAAGCGCACAAGCATGTGTATCTTCTACACTAAGTGGACTGCGGTTGATTACCGCATCTAAATTTAATTTGATATCCTTACTATGATCGGGTATACTATCTTTTATAATATCAACCCACTTTCTTAATTCTGTCATATTATTCTCCTTATTTACTTGCGAGAACTATTTTACAAATGTGTTCTAGTCTTTCTATATGCTCAAACGCACGCCACGGGCTTGTATCTATCGAGACTACACCATGACCCTTGATCCCAACGATATCATAGTTTATCCAACCATTGTTATCAAGTTCTAGGTTCTCATGTACTTTATCTGCTAATTCTTGACTGATAGGCGGTACATCAGGAACATTCTTTGCTACCTTCGTATAACGACTAAGTTCAGGAAAATCTTGCACGATTGTACTCAAGTCTATTCCCTTATGCATGGCTGCGACACAATAAGTAGGGTGTAAATGCACTACTACGCGAACATCATTGTTGTGTTGCCCCATCTTTTTCTGCAATCCAAAATGCATTGGTATCTCACCGCTTGGTTTTAGATTGCTGCTTATATCACTATAAGGTAGTTCTTGCCAATTCCATCTACCTACAGGCTGATAGAGTATACCGATCTTTTTAAATTGATCAGGCTGAAGTGTTTGCTTGCGAACACCACTAGGTGTTATATAGAAATGATCACGGTCGTGATGACGGATACTTACATTGCCATCACGACTTGTGATCCAATTTCTACGATAGGCTTCGACTAGTGTTTCGCAGATAGTCTCTAACATTATAGAGTCGCACCACCAATGCTACGGTTGCATGGGCATAGTTCGCCTGTCTGGCAAGCGTCTAATACACGCAATGTTTCTTCTGGACTACGACCAACATTTAAGTTGTTGACGGTAACATGCTGAATGACGTTCTCTGGGTCAACGATGAAAGTGGCACGTAATGCTGCGCCGGCTGGGGCATAGAATACACCAAGTTGTTCAATAAGACCACGTACACCATCGTCCCAACCATCACTGCGTGATGTGTCAGCAAACATCCAACTATTGGTCTTTTTTAGTTCTTCGTGATTTGCGCGCCAAGCCAACTTACAGAATTCATTGTCTGTGCTACCGATCAACAACACAGCGTCACGATCACTGAAATCACTGTTCAACTTGTCATAAGCAACGATTTCAGTTGGGCAAACAAATGTGAAGTCTTTTGGATAGTAAACGATTACCTTCCACTTTCCTTCAAAACTCTTTTCTGTGATTGTTTCAAAAGCATCGTCTGGGGTCAACTTACCTGGCTTTACACCAGTCACTGCGAATGCAGTTAACTTATCTCCTACTGTTTTCATTATAAACTCCTATAGATAATGAAAGTATATAGTAACACAATCCATGTGCCAAAACAATTATTTATATGAAAAATTGATCTAATATTGCCCATAGTAATATACATATGGGTAAATAAAAAAGAAAGGTGCGATAAATCAAATCAATGTACGGTTTTTTGGCCGTATTGATGCCGCAGTCATGGCAACTAGTTTTCTTCAAATTCTTTTTTTCGTTTGTTAGCATTTTCTACAATTTGTTTTTTTTCATCTATAGTAGCATCCCACCATTTAGTAACTTCTTTTGAAGTTCTAAAACAACCAATGCAAATACCTGATTTAAGTCGGCATATACCGATACATGGGCTTTCAATCATATTATTTTACTTTGCTATTCTTTTGTTTTTTTAATTGTGCATACTGGTTATCTTTTGACCACGGAAGTTTTTTTCCAGTCTGCTTCAGAATTTCTTTTATAAGTTTACGGCCGGTGCCTAAATTTTTTAAATCAAGCATGTGAAATCTCTAAACTTATTTATGTTAAATTATCATCGTCAATAACGATCCAGCCTAACTTAAGTAAATCTTCACGAATCTCGTCTGTAACATAGCCTTCTCCCACATATCCATTGTTATTATTTCCTATACCGCTACAGTACCAATCTATGTAGTCTCCTTCTTGTCGCATATCAGCAATGATGCCACCAGCATAGCGCCAACTACAACTCCAGCGTTTATCTTGTAATCTAGGCCATACATCGTTTTTTACAAAGTCTGTATTACACATAGCAGCATATAGATTCTGGCTATATGTTTTGCTATTACGTACTTTTTGTAATATCCAATCCGTAGTCAACAAATCATATTCTAAATTATTAACTGTTTTTTCTTCTATGTCAAATCTTTTTTCATGACTGGTAAAAATATTCTCGTACATATCAATGTAATCCTTGTTAGGTTCCTCACCTTTTTCTTTACATCGTTTAATATATTTTTCAAGTTGGAAAGTATGACGCTTATCACTTTTGCTTATCATAATGTATGTATCCCATCACTACCATCTTCATTGACTTCAATCCAAGTATAGTCACCTAACCATTTTACTCTACAAAAATAATCATACTCTAATGGTTTATCGGCGTGCCAATCATTTGGTCCCAATGGTGTCAATATACTTTTATTTTTCTTAGTATCCCATACTAACCAATAGCACTGATTATGATATAACTGAAATTTGTATTCAGCACCGTGTACCATATCAGTCAACTCAAGCCTGCGTTTTATCTGTTGTGCTTGTTTCTGTAAAACATTTACAAGTTCCATTATTCTATCATACTCTTGGCTGGCATGCAACCTAGCCACATTGATCATGATATCTTTCTGTTTAGTGACAGGAACCAGATCAAATTTGGGCGCGCCTACTTCTGTAGGATAATTACTAACATTGCGATTGAAAAAGGAAACAAGAGAGTTTCCAACTGTTACGTCAAAACTCTCTTGTCCCTTTGCACTATTATTTTTAAATGGATTTTCTTCAGTCACACACTATTTAAAGAAAACAAGTGCCATCAAAATACTTTGCATAATAAAGCCAAGACCAATGATGACTAAACTAATAACGTTTTTTTCAAGAATAGCCTTGATATAGAACAAGCCCATAGCAGCCCAGAGAATGATGACCATATCAATGGGTGGGGTATTGTCAGTAAGTCCAGTCATCAATCCAAACATACTTGGTACTGTGACCGCATGTAATGCGATTAATGCAGTCCAGCCAATACCATCAATACTAACTTGACGTATGCTTTGCTTAAACTCAGTCCAGAGTTTGACACAAAACTTTTTTGCGATATCAATATAAACTTGAATGTTCATTTAGCCCTCGTAAAAAATATGAGTACCGATCTTTGCAATACGCTTCAACTTCCAATTTGGATTTACATAGTCAGCATGATAATACAATGCGTTCTCAATGCTCTCTAACTTGAAATCTTCAAGAAAGACCATTTTAGCGACACGGTAACTTTCTTCGTATGCTTCGTCATTTACAGGACGATTTCTATGTTTGCTATCACAGTACCAACTAAACTGGCAAATCACTCGTTCAGTAAATCGTGACTTCTGATATACAACAGCACAAACATCACGTGGGAACTTATTGCTATTAACACGGTTAAGTGTAACCTGTGCTACAGCAACTTTACCCTCAAAAGGTTCATGGCCTGCTTCACGATAAACATTCATAGCAAGACAATCAAGACTTTTTTCTACCTCAGTGGCAGTCATATAGTCTGGATCAATATCACGTTTTTGCAAATCATCTACTTTCTTAAGTATGACAAAGTTGGTTAGTAACACAACGATGACAAGCCCGATGAGTAGATTAATTCCTCTCAACGATTTTTCCATCATATTTCCTCCGTCGTTAGTTGTCTAACTTAAGGTAAGACTTTAAGTATGTATCGTATTATAGACAGTCTATCTAATCAACTATTTTGGGTAATTATTGTACCCAGCAATCACAGTTACATTCAATAACTTTATCAATAGCATCGGGTATGTTGTATTGTGATGGCAATAGTGTTCCGGACGTGTAATCAACGTTAAGTAGCGTAGGAAGAGCATTTCCAGTTTCATCTTCTGTACCGCCGCTGCCGCGGTAAAAGCTGGGTATTCCTGTACCCAATAATATAGAAGCACCTACGGGAATTTCAGGTCCGGCGATTGCATTACAGGGTGGATCAACTAATAGAGGGGCAATGCTGCCAGGTACACTTCCTTCATATTTTCTCAATGCGCCTTCAGTATCATCATATGTTGTAGTTTTGTCTGGTTTCAATGTTTCTTCAGCACAATTCTCTGTTACAGGGAAGGCAGGCATAGTAAATGATAGTCCGTTTTCTGCTGGGATTCCTGCTCCTAAAATGACGTTACCGTTTATATCCACAGAACTATTAGTTGCGCCGCACTTCGTTCCATTTGCCATAATTTGACGCTGATCTTCTTCCGACATAGTATCTGGAATATTATTATCTAGCGGAATACCGATAGAGTCTAATCTTTGTTGATTTCTTTCTTGACGCATCATACCGATCAAACTTTGACCGCCCACGCTGCATTGATCGCTCATCATTTCTAATGATTGCGCGGGACCATGAGGCATAGTATTTGCTGCAAAGTCTGGTATGCTATCAACGAAATTATACAATGATGTTGGATACAATGCCAAGAATGGATCTCTTGGAATAGGTACAGGCGGTATAGCCGTATATCTCGCTCTATGTTCTATTTTCAAGGCTGTGCCTAATTGATTCCAATTGGCATTTAACAATTTTACTCTTTCAAAATTTTGTGCGTTAATTGCAATAGATTGTATTTCGTTATTAGCAGCATCAATATAATTTTGAATTGTAGTATTCATAGAAGTCCACCCTCCACCGGGCGGATCATCTATCAGAACCGCAGCAGCAGGCCCAGAATAACTAATTGATATTATTTTACCAAAAGTATCTAAATCATTTGGATCAGTGCCTATAGTAGCAGTCGCCGGATTTCCACCTACAGTGACAGAGGGCGCACCTGTTCCTCTTCCATAACCGCCGCCTCTATTGGTATAGGTAAAGGTAATTCCATCCCAAATTGCAGTCGCCTGTTCCCAACTTACAGCCAAATATAAATTTTGATAAATGCTAATTAGTGTTTGTGTCTGTAATTCTTTTATACCATCATATATATTTTGTAGTGGATACGGCAATGCAGACATGCTACCTAAAAAATCACTATATGTATATGTGCCATATAATCCGCTACCTAAGGCGACCTTAGACAAAGCAGAATCAACAACAAAAGCCTCTGTAGGTATGTTAGTGCCGTTTGTTAATGGTAAACCATTGTTAGTTTCAATACTGTAAACAGTTTTAGCGAACTTTTGAATATCAATAGTATCAATATTCTTAATTTGCTGCATACTAATACTAAATGCACCTGCCGCTACACCAACATATTCAGGTAGTACACCTACAAGATAACTATCAAATCCTTCAGGGGGTAATTGAAAATTAAATTCATTTGTCATAATTATTTCTTATCGTAGTCATATTTGTCGTTGATTGGAACGTTGTGGTGTAGTATAAATGCTCCCGGACGTTCGCCAGCCCAAAAACTATTATTGCCCGCATCAACTACACGCACGAACTTCATACCAACATCTTCAAGTCCTACTACTTCATCGAACCATGTACGACCATTGCGCATAACTGCTACACGCTTTCCATATACTTCAGTTGCAGGAATAAATCCACTGTCTTTAGAGAGTATAGGTGCAGTAGTTGAACATACTAATGTGATTCCATCACTTGTACTAATTCTCACACAAGGCTGATAATCATTTAGTGTTTTTATGACTTGTCCATCTACGATTTTCAAACTATCAGTACCAAGACTGATTTTCATACCAGTCTCAAGCATCCATGCCTTGGTAATCTCTCTACCGTTATGCTTTTTGTCAGTTTCTATGAGAGGGACAAATGATTCAAGTGCTACACAACCACCACCTGATACTGAGAAGTTGGTGCCGCCACCACCGATATTGAGATTAACTTTCGGTATTACAGGTTCAGGTGGGACGACAGCGGGCGGCGAGGGTTCCGGAGCAGGTACGTATGGTTGAGGGACAGGGTTAGGTGCAGGTATATCGGGCAACGGTAACGGTGTTGGTATTAAATCTATTATCTGTGCCGGTGGTGCTTCAATTGTTGGTGTGATAGGTGCTATTATTTCTTTAGCAGTTTCTATTATCGGTACGATTGGAAGAGGCTCAACATAAGGAGGTTCTTCTGGCGGTATAATAGTTCCAACAATCTCTTTAATTTTTGGCAACAACAATTGCGGATTAAGTTCTCTGTCAACATATAGTAAGTAATATGTTTTACTATTAGTAGGCCCGGGTGATGTATTATAAATAGGTACTGTTAGGCTAGTATAACTAATTGGGAACATTTTCTTTACATCAAGTAAATCTGCTAATGTATTAAGTTTTTTAGTTTTACACTGTAGTATCTTTAATATAGGTTCTAAGTCTACGCTTTTAATAATTAAAAATGCCGAATAGATACTTAACTCCTGTCTTTGATTTGCTGTGACTAATCCTGATGTAATTTCATTAATTTCATCTTGGGATAATCCTGCAACTTTTAATGCCAATATTACTGGTTGTGTCAATGCGTTTTGATTTTGTAAGTTAGTTAACAGGGCGCTAGGTTTACCGAATACTGCAATTTGTTGTAAATCAATTGCTTTACCTAAATTAATTAAATCTTGTCCGAATGCTTGAGTAGATAAACTCACACCTGTTATGTCGGCGCTGATCAGATCATTCATATTACTATAAACACCGTCAAGAAAATTAACACTATTTCTCAATGTCATTAAGGCAGCATTAGATTGTTCTATAAAACCAGTAATAGTTATCCACTGAGTGGTATAATTTTTATATTCTGGTTCTTCATTACCAGGACTTGAACCTTGCCAATTAAATACATTCCATGCTTGTAGTGCTAGACAACGTAAAAAGCCCCACTGTGTAACGCTTACGTTAGGATTACTAGTATTATAAGGGAACCAAGTTGCATTTTGACCTTGACCTGCATAAAGAGGATTTACACTAGGGTCAGTAGGTGGAAGTTTACCGTCTCCCGGAATAGCGTAACCGCTTGTTGCCTGTCCTTGCCAAATATTAGAAGGATCATTTACTAGGTAAGTAGGTGGCAACCCATTTGCTAGTGCAGGTATTCTACTTTGTCCTAATGCAAGCATATTATCATAACTAAAAACGCTGACGCCGGTAGTCTCACCGTTCAAAAAAACTTGACCAGTGCCTGTGCCTGACGCTGATGCAGTAAATAGACCGCCTTCTACAGGAGTGCCTACATATCCAATACTATTCCAATTAGTGTTTCCTAATTTATAGATTACATATTCAGTAGATGCTGATATACTTGAAACACCTAATGGACTTTGAGTTTGTGTTGACGGGCCATTATTGAAAGCAGCATTAAGGGCATACGTTATCCATTTTAAACAAGTGTCGTTAACAATACTTCCAGGCGTATAATCTGTGTTGTATTTGCTGGTACCTAATAATTTCTGTGCAACAGGATTAATTGACAACCCTTCGTTAAGTATTAACGAACTGACAACATTTATACCTAGTGGACTTTGTATACCTGATTCTGACATATTATGGTACGAATACGTTATCGCTGCCTTGAACTATTTTATGCCCGCAGTTATTTTTACTATCAACTCTAACTACAGGTTTGTTTTCAGCAAAAACTGTAGGACTACCGTCAGTAGTAACAGCATTTTTGTGTATACTAGGAGTAGAAGGACTATGTGGTGATATTTTATTAGGGTGAGTGGCAACAGGTTTATTATTGCAAAAAACCGTTTTGGCACCCTGTGTTAGCACCCCGCCTGTAGTGTTTTTATCGCCCTTTCTACTAAGTTTTTTACCAGACATGTATTATCCTATCAATACTTTTTTGCCCGGTACTTGTAGTCCTGTAGTTGCTTCTATATACTTGGTCTTGATATTATCATCAGTTTCGGCTACTAGTGCTAGGCTACTAGTATTTAGTCTGACATTTTCTCGGTTATTGTAAGTAAACATGCTAGGTACTAAGCCCAATCCCCCCTGAGGGCTAGGACCGATACTAACTGGTTCAGTAATGGTATAGTAATTGTCTGCTATTGCGACTATCTTAGCAACTAACTCTTCACCGCTGTTCAATTTGAATGTGTAAATCTGATCTACTTTTAGTTCCATTTTATTTTTCCTCAAAATATTTCTTTAGATTATCATAACCGCCGATATACTCACCATCCAAAAAGATTTGTGGTACTGACTTTACATTTGGAACTGCCTCAAAAAGTTGCTCACGATTCCAACCAAATCCTAACTTGCGTTCTTCTATCTCGTATCCTTTTTGTGTTAGCAACTTCTCTGCCATAGTACAATATGGACAATCCGGCTTGCTCCAAACTACTGCTTTCATCTATTTCTCCTTATAATATAGGTAAATCGTCGTAATCTAATTTATCACTCATAACACCGATGACATAATTAGTGCTTTCATTTTCTTGTAGTGCGGTCTGTTTCTTGCTTGTGTCACTATGTTTGTTGAACCAAGGTATGGGTGTGACTTTAGGTGCCGGTTGATTATACTTGATGCCAATTTCTTTGAGTGCGGTATTGGCAGTATAATCAACAAAGTCTTTTAGTATGTTTGCGTTTAGACCGATAACGCTACCCTTGCTGAATAGATATTCAGCCCAGGCTTTTTCTTCACGTATCACATCCATATACAATGCATAGACTTCTGCCTCACATTGTTCTTTGGCTTTTGCGAATCGTGGATCTTCTTTGACTACTTGATTGATGATCCAAGCAGTCCATTCTTTATGTAAT